ACTAGCGTGCACCTTGCGAGCTTCCGCTTTGGCGGCTCGCCTTTTCGCCTTGATGGCGAATGCGATCTAGAGCGTATCATATCGTGTCAAATCAGTTGATAAAACCGCAGGTCAGACGGCATGTCGTGATTCGTAGATCATCAACTTCTTGCCAGGACTCATCAAAGCCATTCATGTAATTGTACCCCCAAATATTCAGTATAGGCTGGTGGAATTGCTTCAACCAACTCGGACCAGATAGCCCAATCAATACCCATCGCTTGACGAGCTTCATCTATATTAGTTGCCACTAAACCACCATAAACATATTTACCAGTAACTTTATCTAAACCTTGTGGTTTATCACCCATAGCACCATATACACCTATTGGTCTACCTTGTAATTTGTGATTACATATAGAGCCTTTAATTGGCATATTAGATTCAAATAATCTATGCCTCCGCACTTTTAACCCGAATGATGAGCCACATAACTGCACAGGGTCAATTAATGGGCTGCCTGGTACATTCTCAATTATGTAGGGTTTACCAGAGACTATTAATGCTTCACGTGTTTGTGGTATTAAATCAAGTTTATTAGTTGAGTTACCCTGAGCATTACGCAAGTGTTTAGTGATGCTGTGTGTTTGACATGGTGGGCTAGCATGGATTACGTCAAATTGTCGTAGGTAATCTATATCCTTGATAACTTCCAATACATCTGCCCTAGTGTAAGCATATGGATAGCGTTTACCATGTTTTAGATCAATGCCATGTATTTCAAATCCTGCCTTAGCATAACCTACGGATGCGCCACCAACTCCACAATACAGATCTAATAACTTCAAGATTTACCACCCCATCCAGTACCCTTAAACACTAGGCCTGGTGCTGAGTACAATCGATTCATAGCAATTTTGCATTTAGGGCAATCCATACCAGGATCATCTTCTTTGTAGGTTCGATAAACTGAACCATACGTGCCACATTCTCTACAGCTATATTCATAATTAGGCATTACTTTGCTCCAATCAACTGGCAAGTGTGGCAGACCACGGCTGCAAACTTCCAACTACCACACTTATCACATCTGCACACGTCCGAATCTGGAATGTGCAAAGCCTCGGCTATATTCTTGATTCCCACGCAACCGCAATCCATGCATTGATAAAGCTTGAATCCATCTGGTAAATCCATGCGATCTAGCCAAAGGAACTCAGTATTTCGCTTGCAGCCATTACATTTGAATTGCGTAGGATTTGTCATTTTTTGTCCAAAATCTCCTGGCATTTGTAACAAAAACCTGATTTCAAAACTCTGCCATCACCACAAGCTACACATTGAATTGTTGACTTGGTTAAATGTGGATGTCCGTCATCATCAAAAGTTACTGTCATGCCATTACCATCAATAAACGCTATGTAGCCCATAGTTACTCCTTGTCCTCAGGGAAATACCAGCCGCCAGCACTTGTTACTTTAGCCCAGCGTGCATGCTCTTTAACGCCTTCTTTACAAACGTATCCGTAATACGGCTTATTGGTTGTTTTTGTTAATCCTGTTCTAAGGATGTGTCCGTGTTCGCATTCAGGCGGCGGGTTTGGTTCTCCGCTATTAACGACATCGCCGACATCACCAACACTCCACGATACAGGCGTAGGATCGGTGGCTTTGCTTTCATCCGTCTTGAAAGCCTGACGTAACGCAGATTCAACCGCAGCACTCCTAGAGCCTGGCCGACCATATACGACTTTTTCTTTTTCATTTACTGATGCCATTTCTTCACGGCTTGGTCGTTTACCTTTAGCTGAGAAACCTGCGTTTGCAAGCGCCCTACCAATCGCACTTGTTTCCGCATTAGGTAAAGCGAAATTTGCGTTAACACCCCTATCACTAATAGTCTCCATCGCAATCCCCGAAGCACACGCTTTGAGATCGGCTTCTGTCTTAAAGATTCTAGCGATAACGATGAATCTGTTTGCACTAGCTTCAAGTAACTCTGTTTCGATTCTTCCATCTTCATACCTTTCCCAAAACTTATGTAGACGTTCATCTACTGTTTCATATTGACTTAAATCAAAGGCCATTATTCCTGCCAATCTAATGCGCTATCGCTCATTGCATCCTGACATGTTTTGGATATTGCAATATAACCCAGCGCATCTGCGTAGTTGTCTTGATACTGTGGAGATTCCACGCTTCTACTGATTTTAACCATCGCCATACACATTGCGACTTGGTTAGCTGTAATTGGATAGCCAAGGTAGGCACTCCACAGCTCTGCAATCCTCTTATGCTGCGGATACGGATGGCCGTACTTTGAACCTCTTTGATGGATGGTTTCTGTAACGTGGTCAAAGAGTTGCTCGCTAGTTGTTGTCATAATCAAACACCTGGTCGGTTTTTTTTTGAATCATTCTTCTGTGCATATCCCAGCCATCTTTACGACCTCGCCAGTAATGCGTTTGCTTGCGATCTTCAACCTTCAAAGCCACAAACCAGTAAAGGGTAATAATCCCTATACATAAAAACACTGCATTTTCGAAGCTCATGTAGCCCTACCTTCTATGCTCACAATTTGTGGCATGGAAATAGTGTGGCACCTGTGTATGACTTTGTGGATGATTTAGGGGTTATTTTTTATAACGATTTGGTAACGTTATTTGTAAAGTTTGCCCTCAAATATGAAGCTGCCATCGGCGTTAATAGGTATGGTTATTACCTGGACTTTACGCTCATGCACATAGGCCACGGCAAAGCCTTGCTGCCAGTTAGCATAGCCCCTTGTGTATGCCATGCCTGAACTACTCAAATCTACTAAATTGCCAACCTCAACGCCCCACACAGTACGCCCTAATTGGCCCCTAGAAGCCTCTGTGAAGGCCGAAACCCCTAGTCTATGGGTGTGCCCACACACCACGCTTTTTCCTAGCCTTCTAGCCCCGTTTAAGGCCGTTTGTCCTGGTACTTGGCTAAGCGGAAAAGCATCACCATGGACCGCTGTCCAGCCTGGTGCCCAGTCAATGCCATACGGGCTAAATTTTATGCCTAATTTGTCATAGCCCATGAATCGTTCATACTGCATTTCTGGCAGATTTAAGAAGCTAGGCAATCTCTTTTTAATAGATCGGTAAAGTCTAATGCCATGGTTACTACCCAGTACATCGGTAACACCCAAGTAAGTTAATACTTCTTGTGTTTGTTTTCTATCGTCGTTTATGTTGCCGACCATCTCATCAATAGTGCCAGCATTAAAACCACCTAGCTGTGGTAGATCAATTTCATCACCAATACAGATAGTTCGGTGTGGGTTCCATTTAGCCAAAAAGCGGCCAACAGATTTTACAGATTTCTCATTGAAAAAAGGTACTTGCAGGTCAGACACAAACGCTATGCGCTTAATCGTCATCCTCTTCTGGAGTAGGGATAGTTGGAATAATGCCCTTATCGCCTACGATCCAGTCAGGCATAGAATCAGGATTATCCATTAGGTACAGGGCTACGGATTCAGAGAATCCAGCCTTGCGAGCAGCAGTAAACATCGTATGTTTAGCAATATAGAAAACCTCAAGTTTAGTTAATGGCTCTGGAGTTTTACGCACCCTGCGCCTATTAATCTTCTTGCGTTTACGTGTAGTTGCCATAAATAAAATTATCGCTTACTTAGGATAGTAAACAGATCATCAACACGCTGTTCAAGTCTATTTAGTTGATCTTTCATAGAGCTGCCGCCGTTAGGTTTTAACTCACTAAGAAAACTTTTAATAACCCATCGTAGAGCCACTAATAAAGCTCCTGCGATAGAGCATACGCCAACGCCAAAGGCTACCCACTCGTTTGGTGTCATTTCGCATCTGCACCGATGCCATAAGCATTATCGGATTTATCTAAAGCCCTAGCTGCTGGACCAGCTAATGCTGCAACTACTACAGACAGTGCTGGGTCTAAACCTAATTCATTACTTGCTAAAAATGTTAAGAACGATACCAATACCCCACGTGCGTAAGATTTTAGTATGGCTTTTTGTTTCTTGGTTATCTTCATATTTTGCCCCCTAGTAGTGGTATATCGAATGGCCTATCGTCTTTGTCGCCTAACTTTGTAAAGCTAATATGAATGTGTCGCTTATGTGGGTTTATGCCACGATATCTACGCCACTTAAATCCCATAATTCTTGATGCAATAAAGCCATTATGGATTACGTAAGATAGGCGCTTATCGGTTTTAGCGCATACCCTGATTTGGTCAGCCAAATATATCGAGAGCTGCTCGGATGAATCCAGGCGAGAATCAATATCAATGGCTCGGACGACCCCAGATTTGTCTGGATTATGATCCGATCTTGTGGTGGAATGACGAGCATCACCCACCCACCCATCGCTGGTAGTACGGCGATCTGGATACCAGGTATCAATCTGATCTCTTAACTGTTTACCAGCTGCACACAGCCAGGGTTGTTTACTCATCCTCTGTATCAATCGGGGTGGATTGTGCCGCTATCATTTCGTCATAGGTTGATTTAAGCATTGAGGTAAACTCTCCGTTGCCTCTGTCAATTATGGCGTGTTCTTTTTCATTTAATTCGTCATAAAAAAAAGTAATGTTATCCATTTTATAGTTCCCCACTAATTGCTATGTATGCGCTTGCTGAGTTGTTGTTACCGAGATAAACATTTTCACCCTGAGTAAATATGCCTGTGGCGTGAGTGTAGGCAAGTTCGGCGATATTTAGTGTGTGATTTCCTGTGAAGGTAAAAGTTCCACTTGTATAGCCAACATCCGTTGAGGCTCTTACCGCCCTAATATTTGCATATTCAAGCGAACTCATCGCTCTCATAGTTACTGGCACTTGGAACGGGATATACGCGATTGTTGTATTTCTAGCGAAGCCCATATTTGTCATAGTGTAAAAAGTTGTCGTCTGACCTGTTGCTCTGAAGTAATATCTTTGGCAAGCGGCTAACTCGCCTTGAATTGTGCCAGTTGCAGTTTGGAAATCTGATGCGGTTGAACCTGCTTCTAGTTGAACGCCCCATATATCAAAAGTATTTGATTGAATACCAAGTGAATTAGTACGAGAATTATAGGTAGAACCCGCAGAAAGCCACAAACCTAATTCCAAACAGTCAGCAGATGTACCAATAGTTTTACCTGAAATAGATGGGAAAGTTACAGGTATTGTATATCGCACC